GATTCGTTTTACGATTTAATCAAATCTACAGAAAATGATAGGAAGAAAATCATTATTTCTGACGTAGATGGAATTTTGACTACTGGAGTATTAGGCTATACCAAAGATGGCAAAGCAATGAAATTTTTTGGTGGTCATGATAAAGAAGCCATTAATATCTGCGTCAATCTTCTAGGCTGGGATCTAAAATTCGTTAGCGATGACAGAGTTGGCTGGGATATCACTGAATCAAGGCTATCACATATTAAGAAAATGAATCCGGATAAGATCAGTTATGAAATAGCTGATGCAAGTTCAAGAGCTAATTTAGTTAAAGAATTCAAAGATAAAGGCTACAAAGTTATTTTTATTGGCGATTCGCTCTCTGATATAGAAGCACTAAATCTAGCAGATATAGCTGCTACTACAAATAATGCTGAATCATTGGTTAAATTATTTGTAGATTACGTATCTCCAAGAAATGGCGGTGAACGGCGGCTTCGCTGATATACTTTTAACACAACTTTTGGATAAATCTATAAAAGGACCTTAAAAAGGTCCTTTTTTTGTGTTATAAATATCTTAAAAGAGAAATTGTGTATGTCAACAAGCTTAAATTGGGATAATAATGCAATAGCACCGAAATCCGCTGACTGGACACAGCCTGGATACAATCCTGCTGAACATAATTGGTGGAAAGCTGATACTGGCGAAGCTAATAATGGCTATCCAAAAGATTATTTCTTCGCAGATACAATGCGTGCTATTAGCATAGCATTTGGACAGAAATTTGGCAACATCTTTGTTACTAGAGAAGATGAAAAAGGATATGTACGTAAACGTATTCAGGTGCCGATTAAATTTGGCCCTAGGTCTAAAGCACACGACTTTAGAACTGAATTAGAAAGTGGTACTATCGATGAAAATGGTATAGTAGAACCAATTTACAAGATTCAGAATCCTAATATGACTTGGAAATTCACACAAGTTAGTTATGATGGTTCTAGACAAACTAGTTCAGATCAGATTCGTACATTCTACGACAAATATCTTTTATCTAAAGGTGTAGAATTGTCTATGTGCGATCTTTTATGGCAAGATACTATGCCCATTCCATTTAATATTGGAATACAGCTAACTGCATACACCGACAAAGATTCTGATGCTCAACGAATTTTAGAACAAGTTTTGACAAAAACTAAGGATTCTGTACTATTCTTATACGTAAAAGAATTCTGGTTTATGAATATCCGTAGAGATATTAAAGTTAAATTAGAAAGTTGTGAATTTACGCCTGAATCAGATGATATGGGCGAAGATGCTAAACGTGAAATTAAAGTTACATTTAACTTCGTTTGCGAAGCAGTTCTTTATAGACCAATAGAAAAATCCTACATTATTACGAGTATTATTTCTACTCTCGATGCGCATACGAATGGCGCTGATATTGTACGTGTTGGCTTGTCTGGCAACATGTACATAGATGAAAAATATTCTAATTCTGCCGCATATGCTTCAGCGGTAGCAAATCAGTGCTTCGATGGCAGTAAAATATCTGGCTATGATTTTACGAATCGCGGCAGAAATTCTTTCGGTTTAGTTTCTGCAGTAACTGCTACGCATAGTGCTGCATTAGAATTAACAACGGAACAGATCGAAGAACTTAAAACCAAATATAGTGCTGATAATATTCAAGGCTACAGAATGGTGCATGAATATGGCGAAGTTCCAGATTCATGGCGTGAATATGATAGAACATTTAAGTTATTGACATCTACAGATTATATCTTTGGTGATACGGTTGGTTCCGCTATAAATGGATATGAAATCGAAGAAATCATAAATTCTGGTGCATATTTAGCTACTATCAATAATTATGAATATCCATATACTGGCTTTGAAAAGAATGGTTACGTATATAATAATAAATATTTCACTGATTCTAAGCAGAATGCTATTAACACAATTTATGCTACTTCACACGAATCTTCTAGCTATTGTGAATATTGCAAATCATATTATAGAGCCGGTAATGTTTATCAATATCATTTATCACACTGTAGTGCTAATCCAGGCACCGAAATGTGCCAGTACTGCTCTGGATATTATTTACAAGGCCACATGCTAGAATCACATATAGAGAAATGTCCTAAAAATCCAGCAAATAGTGAGGGTTAATTATAATGGCAATGCCTGTTGTAACTGTTATATGCGATTGGATTAGCGGTGCTTTTACAGTGATAAAAGTTGCATTGGAAGCTGGTCTAGTCTATGCAAAAACACTGATCAATACGTTAGATTCTATGGTTATGGCTATAGAAAATATGATTAAAAACTCGGTGATGGTTGTACTAGATGCTGCTATAGCTACATTTCAGATAATGTGTAAGTACATCACTGACTGGATCATGGCTAAAACACACGCACAAGCTTTGCTAGATAAGTTTTGTCAGTCCTTATTCAAATGTTCATATATTCTAAAGCAAATTCTAGACCCAACTTCTGTGATTTCGCAGACTTTGATGAAAAACTTTGATTATAATGTCGAATCACAAGCTGCGCTTTATGAAAAAATAAATGACTTTGAAGCATTCAGAAATCAAGTTTGCGCTAATGGCTTTACATTTACTATAGGCGTAGATTATTTGAAAGAAAAAGCAGAAGAAATCATGGGCTGGGTAAACAAACAAGTTGATGTTTTGACTAGATGTAGAAAACGAGTTAAAAAATTTCTAGAAAAATATTTTTATTCTATAGAAGATTATGGCATATCAGATCTTTTACGTCAGCTTGCTGATTTCTTTAACTGTGTGATAGACGAAACTGCTTGTGCATCTATTGCTACTACTAGAAATTTTTACAAAAAATGTTGTGCGGCATTTCATATCAAAGAAATTGGCTATGGGCAATATGGTTTAACTGATTCTTGGGTAAAAGACAAATGCGGTGCTATAGATGGCGTTACTGCACAACTAAATGCAGTGTCTAACAAATTGTCATTAGCTTTTCAAGATTGCGGAATCACGTCTAAAAACTTATCTACTGCCATGAATGCTTATAACTTAGCAGATTGGTCTAAAAAGTTATGGGATAAAGCAGTAAATGGCGAAGGCAGTTGGAAAGAAATTCTAGGCATTCGTGCATTAAATCACGAGTGGGAAGACGTTAAAGGCATGGGTTCTGCTATAGGAAAATGTTTTAAAAATATGCTAGGTTCTAGTAGTGCTTCATCTGATGATTACGAATATTCATTCGACTTCGTGGTTGAACACTCAAGAGTTAATAGTTCTGGACAATTAGTGTTAGAAGATAATACTGTATTGATCAATAAATTTGCTACGCCAGAAGCTAGCCCAGCATACGTATACGTAGAAAAGGATTATGATGCTTCCGTCGAAGATGCATTAAGTAAAATCTATTTAGCCGATAATGGCACAATTTACACAGTCGGTTTTATAGTCGAAGCATTATTGAAAGAATCAAGGGGCGAAACACTTACTGAAGATGAAAAATCTGTTGCCGCAGAAGTAACTAATAGAACTAATGCGGTTCTAGCACTAGCAGACCCTAATGCATTCGTTGTTTCTCATGGTTAAGGAGTTTTTATGTTACCGATAAGCACTAATGGCGATTTTCAAACAGTTGAACAATGCGAAATTATAAACCCATTCGTAGATTTGAATGCTAAGCGTTGCGAAGGCATTGTCTATGGCGAAGATGCTATTAATCAAGCTATAGAAAATGTTATTTGTACTATGCCAGGCGAATGTCTATTCAATCTAGCATTATATAGCCCGTTATATGAAATTCTGTTTGATAATTATTATTCAGGCATCGAAGAAAAGATATTCTCACAAATCGAATTATTTGTGCCGATTCGAATAAACAGAACTGAAGCATATATTGACTTTAATGCTTCGGAACATGTTTTATCTATTTCGTTCCCTTACACAACTACAGATGGATTATTATCTTCCATATTTAAACGAGTAATTGGGCGATAGTAAAAAATTAGCTTTTTCAAATTATAAATATTATAATCAATAAACAGATTACTTGATTTTTATATTTGGAGGAATAAATGGATAAAATCCTAGCTAAATTAAAAGAAGCGAATATTTCCGAAGAAGACCTCAACGAATTGAAGGAATCATTCGAGGCTGCAGTTAAAACTCGTGTCGACGAAGCATCTAAGACTATTGCAGAAAAGGCCGATGAATATTGCCGCCAAAAGATTGATTCTGCAGTTAATCTAAAGACTGCACAACTCGAAAGCCTAGCTAATAAGTATTGTGAAAAGAAAGCTGCTACTATTGCACGTAAGGCCGATCGTAAGATCGCCGAACAAACTGCTAAGCTAGAAAAGCTAACTCAGCAATACATAGTTGAATACTTCGATGAAAAATTCCAAGAAAAGTATGGTGAAGAACTACACGCTATCGAAGAAAGCGTTATCACCGGACTAGACAAATACTTCGAATATGCTATCAACGAAAAGATCAGCCCAGCTCTTATCACTAAGACTGCAGTAAATGAAACTCTAGCACCAATCGTTAAGGGTATTCAGAATCTATTCGAAGAACAGTATGTTCCACTAAACGTTTCTGGCACTAAGAAGCTAAAGGAAGCTAACCGTCGTGTTGCTGAACTTGAAGCTACACTTAAGGAACAGTATGATGAAAATATTCGTCTATCCGAAGATGCTCAGAATGCTGCTAAGCGTGCTCTAATTGCCGAAAAATCCGTCGATCTATCTGCAGAACAGCGTAACAAGGTTCAGAAGTTCTTTGAATCTAAGTCTTACTCTACTGTAAAGGAAGACATCGACACTTACTGCGAAGTTATTACTGAAAATGCAAAAGACTTACCTATCGCAAAAAGCTCTATGCTCCAAGAAAAGCGTACAGCAGCTCTTCGCAAGCGCCCTTCCATCGAAGACGGTACAACTGAATTTGTAACTGAAAAGTTCAAGCCAGTTAATGAATCCGCTATCGACGACTTTCTAACCCGTTCTTCTAAGTATTTAGAAGTCTAAAATAAAAATATAACAAAATATTTGTATAAATAAAAATATATTAATTTCGGAGGAAATAATGAAATTAACAGAAAAATGGACAAAGGTCCCTGAAGTACTTTCCGTAGCAAATATTCAGGATAAGACTATCCGTGAAAATACAGCTCGTTTGATGGAAAACCAGCGCCGTGATGCTCTTAACGAAGATTTCGGCATGAACGTTGGTGCTCCACTTGGTGCTAACCAGGGTATTCCTTATGGTGGTGACGGTAAGGCTGTTTTCGCACCTATCGCAATGGCACTCGTTCGCCGCGTATTCCCTAACCTCTTCGCTAACGTTCTAGTAGGTGTTCAGCCTCTTAACGGCCCAGTAGGTTTGGCTTATGCACTTCGTTTCCTTTATAAGGATAAGAATTCCGACAAGATCGTTGAAGCTGGTTGGAAGTCAGTTCCTAAGTATTCTGGCTATTCTGGCTCTACCGCTAACACAAGTGGTATTCCTGATGCAGGTACTGGTATTGAAACTGAAACTGCTGAACACTGGAAGGTCCAGACTGGTTCTGCAGAAGACTTCACCAAGATGCCTGAACTTGGCATGATGATCTCTCGTCAGTCTATCGTTGCTAAGAGCCGTAAGCTCTCTGCTTCCTTCAGCCTTGAATCTGCAGAAGATATCAAGCGCATGCAAGGCGTTGATATGATGACTGAAATGGTTAAGATGCTTCAGTACGAAATGACTGCTGAACTTGACCGTGAAACTATTGGTCATTGTAAGAATCTCTGCGTTAAGAAGACCTTCACACGTAAGCAAGGTTCCGCACCTAACGATGACGGTTGGACTGGTCGTTGGTCTCAGGAAAGATTCTCTGGCATCATTACTCAGATCATGAGATATGCTAACCAGATCCGTACTGCTACCCGTCGTAACGCTGCTAACATCGCAGTTGTTTCTCCAGACATGGCTACTGTACTTCAGTCTGCAGCTCCATTCTTTAACAAGATCGTTACTAACGTAAACGGTTCTGCTGCAACTCCAGAAGTTGGTACTCTTAACTCCTCCATCAAGGTCTATTGCGACCAGTACGCTGTAGACGAACGTCAGACCATGGATAATGGTCAGGTTCTCCTTGCATTTAAGGGTTCCGAAAATAATGACGCTGGCGTAATCTTCTGCCCTTACATCACTGGCCTCGTAAATCAGGCTATTGATCCTAACGACTTCTCTCCAAGAGTTGGTGTTATGAGCCGTTATGCATTCGCTGATAACATGCTCGGTGCAGAAAACTATTACCGCCTCCTTGAATTCAAGGATCTCTTCAAGAACAATGTTTCTGAAGAAGAATGGTAATTTAGTTTACTGACTTAATTTTAAAAACCGAAGTTTTATAACTTCGGTTTTTTATTATAAATATATTTGTAACTAATATAT